TTCTAATATATTAGAAACATAATCATCTAAACTTTCTTTAATAAAATCTTTTAATCTTTTTAATTGTTGTAATTCTAACACATCTCCATTTTTAGATAGTTTTAAATTATTTGTATCGAAATGATTATGGTATTCTATATTTTTAATAAAATTTAATTCATCATCGTTTACATAAAAACCATTTTGAATAACAAATATAGGGTAACCTGCAAAGGGTATTATAAATTTATTTTTTTTCATATTATAAATATGGATTTCCTAAAGACCATATAACTAAACTTTTTCTAACACCTTTTTTAACTGGATTTACTCTATGCCACACAAAAGATGGAAATACAACCAAAGATCCTTTAGGTAATATTTCTTTACATTTTATAAAATTTTTTTTACTAGGATGTTTATCTCTTGTATCAAACTCTAATTCTCCTCCTTCATAATCATTAGGATCAGATAAAGAAACAGTTACAGATAATTTTCTAATTTTACCTTGAAATCCAACATTAACATTTTTGTTTCTTTCATAAGGTTTAGGCCAACTATCACAATGCCAATCATAATATTGACCTTTTTCGTAAGTAGTAATTTGACAAGGTTCAGAATAGTCCCATAAAAAATTCCAACCTGCTCTTTTATTTGCTTTTTGTATATAAGGTTGTATCTCTCTATAAATCCATTGATCACTTGTCCAAACTATATTTGAATTTCTTTTTTTTAAATTTAATTCTGTTCCAGTATTATTGTGATCTATTCCAGCCTTTTCACTTTGCATTTGATTACCGTATTTTACAATGTCATCACAAATTCTTTCTGGTATAGCCGATTGAAAATAATAATAGTGATGTAATAAATTCATAATTTTTAATTCCAAGTTATTTTTACATTTTTTATTCTATACCAACAAGGAATTGTATATCTTTCTCCCTCTGTTATAGTATTTACACCATGTATTATTTGACTTCCTTCAAAGCTTATTAATTTATTTTTTTCTGGTTTAATAATTTTATCTCCAACTACAGTTTCTCCACCATTAAAATCATCATTTAGATATAATATACTTGTATAAGGATGAAATGGAAAATCTCTATGTTTATTTTGAAATTCATTTTTTGGCCATTTAACTATTTCAAAATAATTAATTTCATAATTTTTATTTATGCTTTCAATATGTTTATTTAAAATAGAATAAACATCGTCAATTAAAGAGTTTTTAGGCATTTTCATAAATTGAAGTACCTCTGTTTCTCTATGTTTTTTACTATAAGAATTATCTAAATTAAAATTTTCTTTGTGAAAATTAATTAAATAATTAGATTCTTTATCAGAGATAAAATTTTTTATTTCTTTCATTACACACCACTATAACTTATTAAGAAGATGGAGGTTTATATCCTGTTAGTGCAGTTGCTTCTTCTTGTGTAAGTCCTAAATCTAATAATTTTTGATTACCACTTGCTTTTGTTGCTTCTCTAGCTTCTTGTTCTGCAATTTGTTCAGCAGTTGGAACTTTTGGATCTGTAAAATTTGTACCATCATAAGTAAAACCAATTTTAACTGTATCATCACAATCTACCCAAGTACATGAAGAATGAACTGGAAATTCAGTTTCTTTAACGTCTATCACTTTGTTTTCAGAATTTAATAATGCTCTCATTATGCGTACTCCTCTACTACAACAATTCCATCACCACCAGAACCACCACCTCTAATTGTTGGTGGTTGATTTGAGGATGTTCCTCCGCCGCCACCGCCATTTGAACCAGCTTGAGCAGAATTTCCAACTACACCAGTGCCGCCACCGCCAAAAAAACTACTTCCACCACTTCCACCTTGTATGTTACCTGGAGAATCTGAATTGTCTGCTCCTTCACCAGCTTGACCTCTTAAATTATAAGTACCACCAATACCACTTCCACCGCTACCTTGTCCAGGTGCTGTTAAACTTCCAGCCGCATCTCCACCGCTACCGCCTTCTCCTGTACAGAAAGAACCAAAAGATGAGGTACCACCACCGCCTCCATCTCCACCGCTACCAGAACCACCAGCACCAATAGTTACAGTTTCAGTTGTAATTGATGATGCGTCTAAAATTTCAATAGCAGTTCCACCACCGCCACCGCCGCCACCTTTTCTATTAATTTCGGCATTAGGACATCCTCCTCCGCCGCCACCACCGCCGGTAACATAAACTTTAATTTTATTTATTCCAGCTGGTTTAGTGTAAGTTCCTGATGAAGTAAATACTTGAATAGATTGTAATCCACCTCCTGCTGCTGCAAAAGATAAATTTCCAGAACCATCAGTTTTTAAAAATTCGTCTGCTGAACCATCAGCATTTGGATATTTTAAACCATCTAAAACAACATTACCACTACCTTTAGGTGTTATTTTTAAATCAATATTTGTATCGTCACCTGTTGAAGAAACTTCAGGTGCGTTTCCTGCAGCTGCATTTTTAACTGTTAATTCGTTTATTGCTGATGCAGTAGTTGCAAATTTAATTTGTTCTAAATCATTTTCATCATTAATTGAATTACCATTATCAATTAAAATATTATTTCCGTTAGCATCTAAATCTGCTGCAAGTTGTGGAGATTTATCAGATGATAAATCTGTAAACGCCGTATCAACAACATTAGTACCATCAGAGTAAACCATTTTAGTACCTTTATCATCTGCTGCAAAAGTTACTCCAGTTCCTGAAGTAGTTTTAATAGTTACAGTATGAGCACCTGTTGTGCCATTTTCTACAATGTAAGTTTTTTCAATTGAATCTGGTACAACAACATTTACGTTTGTAGTAATTGTTCCTGTTAGTTTAATAACTTGATTTTTACCATTTGATAAAGCACCATTTGTAAAAGTTAAAGTAGCACCCGTTGTTTCATTTAATGCAACAGTATCATAACCACCAATTGCTTGTTCAAGAATAAGTAAGTTTGTGTTTGTAATTTGTCCCCAAGTTCCTGAATTTTCTCCAGTAGCTTGAACAGTTAATTTTAAATTAGCTGATGTTGAATTTGCCATATTTTTAATTCCTTATTTGTTTAAATTTACTAAAAATTAGAGTTTTTGTCAAACTCATTATGCAGCAACTTCTACCCAACCCGGTGGGTCTACTGGTGCTGTTCCAGTATCTACTTGATTCCAAATTAAGATATTTGTATTAGTTCCTAATTGCATTGTCAAGTCAAAACCTGTTAAATTAACGACTGCTGTACCTGTTACTTCTGCAATACTACCTAAATTAGCAGACATAGATATTCCAGTTAAATCAACAGGAGTATTTAGATCTATAGTTCCTAAACCAAGACCTGCTGCTATACCTTCTCCTATAACAGTTACATCTGCATTACCTGCAACAACTGTGCCAACTGCTAAGTTAGCTGCAATACCAATACCTACAACTTCTGCATCAGGAGAAGGATCCACTGTTCCTTCATCCATTGACATAGACATCTGAATAGATGCTTGTCCCCATTCTTGTTGACTCCAACCAACTGATGCACCCCATCCTGGAGTAACTTCTGTAGTTAATTCTACAATTGTATTTGCATCTAATGTGGCTGTACCTAATGAAGTTGTTAATTCTTGTCCTGTAGGTGAAACAATTTCTTCATCAAAACTTAAAGTCATGGTCATTGCTTGACCTGTTACTTCTGCGACAAAAGAAGAAAATGCTTCTATATTTCCTTCTGTAGCAGTTGCTTCTTCTCCTGTTACATCTACAGACGCATCTGCAGTAATAATTACTGAACCTAAATTTGAAGATAACGCAATACCAGTTACATCTGCATTTTGACCAGAAAGACCCCAAGTTTCTGTTCCCCAAGTATCAGAACCCCAACCTTGATTTATTTCCGTGTCAATTAATGGTGAACCTAAATTTGAAGATGTAGAAATCCCTGTAACGGAAAGATTTACATTACTTAAATCATTCCATTGATTAAAGCTCCAAGTCTGTGAACCCCAAGTATTTGACATAGGAAATTATCTCCTATGATTAACCTGATATTCTAAGAATTGCTGCTGCTGTTGTAAAAGCTGGAAACTGAATTGTGAAAGTTCCTGATGTCGCTGTTTTATCTGCTCCAAAATCCAAAGCACATACAGCAGCATCTGTTACAGTTGCTGAAGTGTTATAGATTAAAGCTCCTCTAGCAGTCAAAGTCACACCTGTGAAAGACCTATCAGCAAAGTCAACGATCGCAACACCTGACGCAATTGATGTTCCATTATTAACTAATGCTCCACCGCCTGCTGCGTATTGACCAGAAGCTGGAACTTCATTACCAGTTGTGTAAGAAGTAGTTGCTGAGTTTAGAGTAGCTGAAGAAGAATAAAGAGCGATTTTAAACTTGTCACCAGTCGTTTGCGTGAAATCATGATCAGCTTCCAATAATTCTTTTTTAAAAGAATTAGCAAGTGCTTGTGTTATAGCCATAGTTTTATCTCCTTATTATTTTCCGCCGATTCGAGGAACACCTGATTGATATTCATCTCTTCGTCTTCTTCCCATTTGTTCAATAGAGAAGCCTTCTACCACTTGTTTATACTTTCCTTCGTATAATTGCAAGAGATCATTTGGCCCCTTTAAAAAAGAAAATGCTTCAACTAAGCATGCATATAATAATCCGTTGGGAAATTTCTGACTAATATATGTAGTAGTATTTGTACTCGATAAACCTGAATCTTTCAAGATATAATTTAACTGAATTGTGTAATTGGCATCTGGAGTAGGAGCCACTACAATTTTTTCTTCGTCCCACATACTATAGTATTTTGGAACACCTGTTGCTCCCGTTGAATTATACTCTGACATATAACTAGTGTCTCTATATTCTAGAAATTCTCTATTATCAGCAGAACCTACACCGTCAGAATCTACTATTTGAGCTGATCTAACAACCAATAAATTATCTGGAACTGTTATAAATCTACTTGAAGCAGCTAAAAGAGCTGTTGCATATCTTCTGTTATTGTCAGAATCTACATCTCTTAGAATTCTAAATTCAGCATCAGATATAAATCCATCTACAATAGTAGATGTTAAAACATTTGAATCTACTTCTGTATAATCTCTAATTTTTTGTACTAATTCTGCGTATGTCATTATGTTGTTACCGTTACTGTTCCTAAATTAATTTGTGCTTCTCTTTTTACATTAATTTCACTTCCATT